TTCAAGAAGTGTTAGCACAGAACAATCCTGAGATTTGGATAGAAATTAAGAAAAGAATGCAGGAGAAATTACAATGAATTGGGAAAGTATAATTAAATTTAATGAAAACAGTTTAGGATATGAAGAATGTCATATGTGTGCAAGGGATATGGCTTCACATGAGTTAAGAACTCTTAGACATAAAAACCCTAAAACTGCCGAATGGATTGATAAGAATAAACTCTTAAATGTTAATTCTTCTGCACAGCGAGATTCTTCTAAAGGCATTAGAATATGTGAAGAATGTCTTGATGATTTAAGAAATAATTTAGACTCCAAAGGAAACATCAAAAACGAATAATGCAGGAGAAATTACAATGAGTTGGAAAGATATAATCAGAAAGGGACAAAAAACTGCTACACGTTCAGCAGAATT